GACCGTGGTTGTCTGCAGCTCCAAGCTGACTGTCTCCGCGGGCGCCAGCCTGACGTTTACCACGGGCAACTGGAACACCCCGCAGGGGGTTACCCTCCAGTCGACCGCGGGACAGGCGGGATGGTTCTCCGTCCTGGCTGCCCCTTCCGGTACCGATATCCCGGGCTTCGGGGCAGTCACCAGTCACGTCCTGGTGAGCTAGTGAAGCACCCTCACCTTACGTGGTTCAGCCTGTACTGGCTCGGATGGATCATCGCTTTCCTGATCCCCGAGCTGTACTGGCTTGCCGTTAACTCGGCTAACACGCTAAGCGAGGAAATCTGGTCGGTCGAGGGCATCAACCTTGCCCAGCCGTTCGACTTCCCGATGTGGACCGCCACTCACTGGGCGGTGGCCCTGACTGTGTGGGCCCTGTTCCTGTGGCTGTCCCTGCATTTCCCATTCGGCCTTCTCAGATAGGGGATCGGTGAAGGTTGTACCGCAGGCTAGTAACTGCCGTGAAATTGAAGTTGGCGGCCGGGTGTATCGCCGCGGGCGTAATGGCCTTTTCGATATGCCCGAACCGGCGGCTAAGTACACGATCGCGCTAGAGGGCGGCCAGGAGGCATCCCTGTCCGGGACCACCAGGACGGCTATCGGATACCGCTGCACTGAGTGCGGGTTCGGCTCGTTTTTCGCTGACTGTTCCCGCTGCGGCGGGGAATGCTTCCGGGAGTACGAGCGTGCCTAAGGCTGCCGCAATCCTCCATCGGGAATACCCTTTTACGCCAGAGGAGTTGATCAAGCTTCTGGATCTGCGGGGTGACAAGGTATTCAAGATCACCACCGAGTTGGGTATCTATTCCTTCTGGACGGCTGGGGCCGAAAAGGACGCCGATGCCTAAGCCTTACCAGCCGACCGGACGGCCGCCGGGCCGGCCCGCTAAGCCCATGGTGGAAAGGCTTCACATCCGCGATGTGGTCGAACTGCTCAAGGAGACCACGGTCGACCGGCGTTTCCGGCCGATGAACGCCTACTGCCCGGAATGCTTCCCGGACGGATTCCCCCAGGGAATCCGGACTATGGGCTGCCCTCACGGGACCTGGGTTAAGCGTTGACCACCCCCCTGGCTGACGGGCTGCTGACCAGCCCGTATGTCACCGTGCCGGAGTTCCTGGCAGCCCCGACATGGCTGGACAACCAGAACCTGATTCCCGGTGGCGCCCAGACCCAGCAGGAAGCCGAGCTTTACAACGTCCTGCTAAGGGCGTCGGGGTGGGCCGACCGGATCGCGGAACAGCCGCTGAGAGCTCACACGGTGATCTGGCAGGACAGGTGCCCGGTCGACAAGTGGGGCAACATCTACATTGTCCCTCCGCACAACCCGATCCGCCAGGTTAACGCCGTCGCCTACGGCTCCGACTTCCAGAACCTGAGCCTGGTCAGCAACCTTAGCGCCCAGACCTGGATCGAAGACCAGAAGACGATCATCCTCTCCCAGGTGCCTAACGGGGGCGCTTACCTGGGGTCGCTCCAGTTCGGGGGCACCCGCCCGGGTGCCGAGATCGTCTACGTCCAGTACAGCTACGTTGCCGGGTTCTGCGCTACCACCCTGGCCAGCGCGGCTAACGCCGCGGCTGGTTCCATCACCGTGGCAGACCCGACCGGGCTACAGCCGCCGGTTACCGGCGGCCTGCTGGGGACTATCCCGGGCTCAACCATGAGGATCTGGGACCCGGGCTACGAGGAAGCGGTCACGGTAGCCAACGGCTGGACGGCGGGGACTAACCCGGTGCAGCTCGCCGGGACGCTGGCTTACGGGCATGCCGCGGGGGCGAGCGTCAGCGAGCTTCCCCCGGAAGTCCACCAGGCCATCTACGAGCTGGCCGTAGGCCTCCTGTGCCGCGATGACGTGTCAGACGAGGAACCTTACTCGGGTACGCCTTTCGGGCCGTCACTGAGGGAATCCAGGTCGGGCGGCAAGGCTGGCGGTCTTATCGACCACGCCCGGGAAGTGCTTCTACGTTACCGGCCCACGGTGCATTAATGACCGTGACCAGCAGGACGATTGTCCGGCAGGGGATTGCAGTCTTTTTCGGCGGCAGCCAGTACGACAGCATCGCCAAGGCTTACCGGGGCAGCGGGCCGCTGCTCAGCAGCGGCCTTAGCACGGTGAGAGCTTACCAGCCTAAGCGGACCCCTGACCCGGATTACGTGATCGGCCAGGCGGCTGGCCGCGGCATGGGCGCTTTGATGGTGCTGGAAATGCCGGAAACGCGGGACGAGGTTCTTACGGTAGGCCAGATTCCCGCCAGCGCGGGCGGGCAGCGGCATCTTATCTACCCGGTGACATGCCATGTGTTCCACATGGCGCATGAGGCTTACGCCGAAGATGCCGAACAGGACGTGGACGAGCTTGACCAGGCCATCCATGAACTGATTTACAGCGACCCGACTCTCGGCGGGGTGTGTTACCAGGCCGGGCAGAACATGGCTGGCATCCGTTCCCTGATCGACCCTTCCGACTTGTGGAAGGAAATCACGGTCACCCATTTCCGCGTGCAGTTCGAAGCGGAAGTGCAGATCGTCATCTGAACGTAGCGGGGTAATGCAACTCGGTAGCAGCCGGGCCTCATAAGCCTGGAGTTGAGGGTTCAAATCCCTCCCCCGCCACCTTTCTTCACTCGCAGTCAACGACCGCAATATCAGGGGGCAAGCTTGCCTAGGTTCAAGTTCATCGGTGTCGACGCCCGGTTCTACCCGCAAGAGCGGGATTCGCAGGGGCAGAGCCTCATGGCAACCCATGGCACTGTCGTGGATTTCGGGGATGTCCCCCCAAGTGACGGACTGTGGATTCCGGCCGGGGACGAGGAAGCACCCCAGGAGCCTGTCCCTGTAAAGCAGGAAGCCCCGCAAGAGCCCGCCCCGGTACCAGTTGCCGAACCGGAGCTTCCGGCCCCTGTGATTCCTACAGGGCAGCCGGAACCGGCCCCCGTCCCGGAAGTCCCCGTGCTCGAGCCCGAGCCTCCGGCGCCGGTTACGGCGCCTCCGGTTCCCGAGCCGCAGCCAGAACCCGCAACCCCCGAGCAGCCGTTCATGCGGCGCTATGTCAGCCCTTACGCCCGGACCTGAGGAACAGCTTAGATGACTACGCAAGTCGGCACTGTTAAGCCGGTTGGCCTTGAATGGCTCGGGCTGGGACGTGAGCTTACGACCGGAACTGTCGTAGCCCCCACGGCAACCCTCCCGGTCGAGAAGATCGAACCGAACGAGAAGTACAACTTCCTGGAAGACAACACGATCCGCGGCATGATGGCTACGCGGTTCAGTGTCACCGGGGGCACCCAGTCTGCCGAGTTTGATTTCGGCGGCCCGGTTTACCTGGACACTATCGGGCACGTCATGCTGAACCTGTTCGGAGACTATTCGACCACGGGTTCCAGTCCGACCAGCTCGACCACCACCAGCGCTCCCGCCGTCGTTGGCGCCACCACTTTGACGGTTACCAGCATCACCGGCTATTCCAACGGGTCTATCGTGCAGATCGGCACCGGGGCTACCGCCCAGGTTGTCGTCCTGTCCATCGCGCCGAGCGGTTCGACCCTGACTTTCGCCAACAACCCGCTCAGGTTCCCGGTGGCGTCTTCCGCGACCGTGGCAGTTGTCAGCGCCCCGTTCACGCACACGTTCGCCCTGCTCAACTCGGTGTCCGGCGGCAACGGCCAGCCGCCCACCCACACGATCACCCATTACAACGGGCTGACCGGCACGTACGAGGCAGCCCAGTACGCCTACTGGTGTGCTTCCGGGTGCAGTTTCAACATGGACCCGGAAAAGCTGTTCACGCACGAGACGAAGGGGATGTCCTATCTCCAGCAGGCCGCCGCATCCGCCCCGTCCAACAGTTTCTCCACTGTCCCCGTCTACCCGAACTGGCAGTTTGCCGTGGGTATCGGCGGGCCCGCTTCAGGCGGGACCGCGGTCTACGACGTTAACGCGCTAAGCCTGGACATCACCCGGGAAGTTAAAGGCTACTGGACGGCTTCCGGCCAGCAGGCGCCTTACGCGATCGGCCGCAACTTCCTGAATGTGGAAGGCAAGTTCACCGAGGTCGCCCAGTCCCAGAACCCGATGCTGGAAATGCTGAACAACACTCAGCCCCAGCTCCAGTTCAAGGCCACTAACGGTCTTAGCGGGGCAAGCCTGCTGGCTATCACGTTCAACCTCCAGGTGGCCGCGGTGGAGACGGTGAAGTTCACCAACAGCACTGTCATCCAGTACGAGTCGTCTTTCAAGGCTGTGTCCAATGCGACTAACGCCGGAGGTTCCGGCGGCCAGTCCCCGGCGAGCGTCGTCATCCAGAACGCCGTTCCCACGTATTAATCCGCACGTCATAAGCGCACGAAGGGATCATCATGCGCGTACCGATCGATGAGAAGAACTGGGCTGAGATAACGCCCCCGGAACAGCTCACCAGGTTTGAGCGCAAGGCAGTCAACGCGACGATCGTCTACGAAGTCAACCCGGCCAGCGGCCTGCCGCTGATCAAGGCTTCCCTGGATGACGAGATGACCGGGGCGATTCTCTGCCTGGTCTGCACTGACTGGTCGCTGCCGATTCCCGCCCCGGTCCATGACCCTAAGAGCCTGGACAAGCTGACCCTCGAGCAGGACGACAAGCTGCGCGAAGCGGTCATTCCTCATATCCAGGCTATCAAAGGCGGCAAGGCGCCGGTCCCGGCGAACGAGGTCCCTACGCCAGGCTCCGCGAGCTAAAACGCCATCTCGCGGGGCTCCCATACGACTCCGAGCTCGTCCCCTGGGAAATGGTGGCATACGCGACTTACGCGGAAAGGCTGCACTGGACTCCGCAGCAAGTCGACCAGCTCACCATCGAGCAGGACGATTGGATTATCCCGGTCCTGGATGCGGTGAACGCGCAACGCGAATATGCGCAGCAGAAAGCCCAGGAAGCGGCCGAACGGAAACAGAAAGCTAAGCGGAACAGGGGATTCCTGTAGACATAACGCTGACGGTAGACGACGGCCGGTGGTCGGCGGCAATGGATGAATGGCTAGCCGCCGCTCACGCCGAAGGTGTAATGGCGAACCTCGAGGCGGCTCAGGACATCCAGGACCGCGCCAAGCGTCTGCTCACGCGGATCTCACATGCCCCCCATACGAGAACCCCGGCGCCTCTCGGTGCCCCTCCCGCCAGGATTACCGGCACTCTCGCGGCATCCATTCTAGCTGAGCATGACGGTGATGACGCGCTAGTCGGACCCACCCGGGCGGCCAGTTCCAAGAACGGCCCTTACGGCAGGTTTCTCGAAATGGGCGGCGTTCATGCCGCCCATAACCCCCGTGGATACATGAGCTGGTATGAGGATGGCGCGTGGCACAGGATGCGTGAAGTAGAGAAGGCTGGAAGGCCTTATCTCGAGCCTGCCACCGATGACGCTATCCAGTCGGGCGCGATAACCCGCATCTACTTTGACCGCTGGCTGATCGCCCAGGATATGGCCACCTGATGCCAGGCGCTTACCTTCCGCCGGTCGTAACAAGGCTCAGCATGGACCTTGGCGATTTCGCCGCCAAGGTCGCTGAGGCTAAGGCGATGATGAAAGGTCTCGGCGGGGACGCCGAGATCAAAGTCAACGCTGACCTTAACAAGGCAAGCCTGGCGGCGGCACTCACCCAGGTTGTCTCGGTAACCGACTCGTTCAACGGCGCTAACGTCCGCATCGGCGCCGAGATCAACGAGGCCAGCCTCCTGGCAGCCTTGGCCGAGATCAAGGCCGCGGTGTCCGCCATTAACGCCGTGGGCGCAGAAGCCGGCGCCGGAGGCGCCGCAGCAGGGGCAGGCTTCCGCCTGTTCGGCTGGCTTACCCCTAACGCCTTGCACTGGATTATCGCTGGCGGCGCGGAAATCCTCGCTGTCACCGTTCCCGCTTTCGTCGCTCTGGGCGCCGCGGCTGCTGTGGCCATGCAAGGCGTAATGAACGTCGACCAGCACATGGAGGCCCTTTACACGGCCACCGAAGCCACTAACCGGATGTTCGGGCAAACGGTGGGGACGGTTCTGGGAACCGGGGATGCCCTCCAGAAGGCGCAAGACGCGGCCAACCCGGAAGTGTATTCCGTTCTCGGCTCCGCGATCATCACCGTTAAGGAACATTTCGGCAACCTGGCCCAGACGGGCCTTCAGGTGACCGGGATCTTCCAGACGTTTGCCGCTAAGGTGGCAACCGATTTCGCCCCGGGCGGTTCCCTGGGAACCGCTACGGACGAGCTGCTGTCCCACATGGTCAGCGATGTTACCCAGCTCGGCCAGGTGTTCGGCAATCTCGGCCATGCCCTGCTGTCTTTCGCCTCGCAGATGCCGGGCCTGGCTGAAATCCTGCTCGGCTCCCTGGCCGGGATAACCAAGATGGCCAGCGAGGCAATCCAGTTCGCCGCCAATTTCAGGATCGCAGGCGCATCCATTCTCACCCTGGCAATGGGGTTCGAGGAATTCAACAGGTGGGGTGGCCTAATGGCCAGCACCCTTACCAAGATGGGCCTGGCCAGTGCCGAACTGACCGGCGGCCCGTTCAGTTTCGCCCGGATGGGCAGTGTCATCCAGGGCCTTCTCTCTGTCTTCCCCCTTCTCGTCGCTGACGTGGCCCGCTTCGCGGCCACGATCGGGGCAGGCGGTATAGCTAAAGGCCTGACCGGGTTCTCGGAAAGCCTGGCCGGGGCTATCGAAAATCTGACCCCTTTGCAGGCCGGGCTTGTAGCGGCAGCAGCAATCGGGCTCGGCATCTTCATCGACAAGATGGTTACCGCGCAAACCGCCACCCAGCGGTTTGTCGCCTCCCTCCAGACGGCCACTGAGAAGGCTTCCAACCTTCAGTCGTTTCAGACGATCGCCCAGAATGTCGCCCAGCTTAATGCGCAGCTCGCGCAGACCCCCCATTTCGCCCAGGATGCGGGCGGCACGATCGGCCAGCAGTTCAAGGAAGCGACCGACAACGCTAACTTCAACGCGCTTAACGCGGGTCTCAGGCAGCAGGAACAGGATCTCCGGAACGTCGCCCAGGGCGCCCAGTATCTTGCCAACACCTACCACACCAACCTGGTAACCGCCCTGGGTCTTGCCGACGCAGCCAACGTCAAACTGGCCAACGGGATTCTGGGGACGAGCGCGGCAGCCCAGGTTGCCCGGATGCAGATCGCATCCTACGTCCAGGGCATGCAGGCCATGGGTGCCCCCATGTCCGCGGTCGGTTCCGACATAACAGCCCTGGCCATCCAGTCCGGCCTGGCCAGCACTAAGGTTTCCGAGCTTAACCAGGCGTGGGACCAGTTCATGCAAAACCTGACCGGCGGCACGTCCGGGCTGGCCTCATTTGTCCAGTCGATGACGAACATCGGCAACGTGGTCGGCACCGTCAAAAACAACCTCGGGCAGGCCTCGAGCATCACTCTTAACACCCAGCAGTTTGCTAACGCCCTTAAGTCGATGGGCGGCGAAGGGGCCCAGGCGTGGACGAACTTCAACCAGGTTGTCGGTTCCACTGCTCCCCAGTTGATCGACTGGATGAGGACCGCGGGCGCTGAAGGCGCCCTTTCCGGGCAGCAGTTCAAACAGGGTGTTCTTGACATGGTGTCCGCCTTGATACCCCTGGCATCCCAGTCTCAGACCGCCCAGGCGGAAGTGATGGGCCTGGTTGATCAGGTGGACCCGTCCATTCAGACCTGGGGCCAGTTGAAGACGGCCATCAAGAACAGCGGGGCCAGTCTGAGCGGGCTTAATCCGCTGATCGACACGGCCACGCAGAAGATGGGCAACATGTCCACGGTTGCCCAGAATCTTGGCACGGCAACACAGACAGCCCTGCTGAGCGTTCTAAGCTCGGCTAAGGTCATGGCCTCCGGGGTCGGTACCGCCATGCAGCAGTACGAACAGGCCCTGATGAACGGCAGCTCGAATACCGGGGCGCTTAAGGCATCCGTCCTGCTGGATTTCGAGAAGATGGGCTACAGTGCCCAGCAGGCCGAGCAGATTATCAACGCCGCTATCGCCGGGATCACCCCGAGCAAGACGATTACCTTGACCATTACAACGCAGAACATCGAAACAGGCACGACTCCGCTCAGGGGCATCAACTCGAGCGCTCCCCCGCTTCCTGGTCATGCGGCCGGCACCCCGGCCGCTCCTAGCGGCTGGGCGTGGGTTGGTGAAGCCGGGCCCGAACTGGTCAGGTTCCGCGGCGGCGAGACTGTTCTTCCGCACAACGTATCAACAGGCTTCGCTAACGGGGCCGGGTACATGCCGGAAGTTCACAATCACATTTACCTTGACGGCCGGGAAATCACGTCGATCGTGCAGAAGCAGTCGGTGAAAACACAAAGGCGCACCGGACACAATGGAATGCAGAAGCGGACGAGGTAAACGATGGCCCTTAACTACGTTACCCTCATCCTTGACCTTTACGACGGGTCAGGCGCCCCGATCAGCCAGGGCTCCGTTCTTTTCACCCCTTCCGCGCAGCTAACCGATGCCACCGACCAGCAGGACATAACCCAGGCTCCCGTGTCAGCGTTCTTCCGGGCCGGCATTTCGAGCCCTCAAGTAACACTGCTGGCAACAGACAACGCCAACCTGGCCCCTTCCGGGTGGGGCTGGAATGTCGCCTTCCAGAATGTGCCCGGGAACCCTCAGCCGTTTTCTTTCCTGCTGCCCCACGCTAACGGCGCCACCCAGTATCTTTCCGCCGTCCAGGTGGTCGAGTCGCCCGCAACGATGCAGGCGTACGTCCCTATTCCCTCGGGTACTGCCGTGGTCGGGAATGTTCCCACGGTAGCCGGGATTAACCCGCTGGCCTGGGTTTGGAACACGCCGTCTGGTGGCGGCGGGGCTGTCAGTTCCGTGTTCGGCCGTACTGGGGCAGTCGTAGCTAATACCGGAGATTACACGGCTGCCCAGGTCGGCGCCGACGCCAGCGGCGCCGCCACCACCGCACAGAGTAACGCCGAGACCTACGCCGCGGGTATCGTGGCCACCGAGACGGCCAGGGCCGAGACTGCCGAAGCGCTGCTAGCACCGAAGGCCAGCCCTGCCCTGACTGGCACGCCGACCGCCCCGACAGCATCAGCGCTGACCAGTAACACGCAGGTAGCGACGACCGCATACGCGGACTCGGCCGTGGCCGTGGAAACGAGCCGGGCCGAGGCAGCTGAGGCAC